GGTGCCGCGCGAGCGCGTTTTATCGCTAGCGTGTCGAAAAAATTTTGACTTGACTAAAAAAAATTTTTATAAATTAAAAATGAAATCAATCAATAAAACACTGATTATAATTGAGGTCTTGACTTGACCACGTTTAACGCTTATATAGTTCTGAAAAAATACGAGCGTATAAATCGCGACTCAACCTCCTACAAATATTTCTGGCGCTTCCGTAAAAACGCAGAGGACGAAAAACGCGAACTCGAAGAGCGATTCAAAGAGCCGTATACAATCAGGCGTATAGTAATGGCGGTAGAGTAATGTCAAAACTAGCCGAAGAAATTACACAGGTCGAATTTGCAAAACTCATCGGAGTATCCAAACAGCGAATCAACGAAGCTGTAAAAAAGGGCTTATTAGTTTTAGAGCCAAGCGGGAAGCTAAACAAAATAAAATCTCTCGCGCGTTGGAGGAAATATTTAGATCCAAGCAAATACAGAGACCATTACAAAAAACCAAATCCACAAACGCAACAATCCAAACCAGAGCCAAACACTAAACCGGATAACACAGACAAACCTCCGCAGCCAGAGCCGGAGCCACAGGAAAAACCAAAACGCAAAACAAAGAATCCAGAAAAAGAGTTTAACAAAAAAATAAACGACTTACTCAAAGATTCCGAAATCGAGGATTACAACGACGCAAAGTTCCGAAAAGAAAAATACAATGCGATGTATCGCAAATTAGAATACGAGGAAAAACTTGGAACGTTAGTTAGCAAAGACGAAGTCAAACAAAAATATTTTACAATTATTAGAAACTTCCGAGATGAGATAATGACAATCCCAACTAGACTCTCCGCATCATTTTCCTCGCATATCGTGGAATTTATTCGAGACAAAATGGCGGGAGATTTTACAGAGCAACAAATTGAAACGCTCCTCAAAAAAATATCTGTAAACGAAATCGAGCACATTGCATTTACAGACTGGAAACGCGAGAGCGAGAACGCGCTCAACGAATTGGAGAAATTTAGAAAATAAAATGTCTCTAGATTGGTTCACTCACACACTACTCGACGCAATCAAACCCGATCCAACTCTCACTGTGTCAGAATGGGCGGACGAATACAGAGTATTATCCTCTGTTGCATCGGCAGAGGCTGGACGCTGGCGCACTAGCCGCACGCCATACTTGCGCGAAATAATGGATTGCCTATCGGCTAATAGCAAATATGAGAAAATAGTTTTTATCAAAGGCGCACAAGTCGGAGGAACTGAATGCGGCAATAATTGGATTGGTTATATAATTGATAAAGTCCCTGGACCTACAATGCTTGTCCAACCAACGGGCGACATGGCGAAGGACCATTCAAAAACTAGAATAGATCCTCTCATCGAGGAAACGCCAACGTTACGCGCTAAAGTGCGAGAAGCGAGATCGAAGGATTCCGGCAACGCAATGCTAATGAAGGAATTCCCTGGCGGATTCTTAGGCATGACAGGCGCAAACTCTCCAGCAACGTTACGATCCAAACCGATTAAGAATTTATTCTTAGACGAGGTTGACTCCTATCCTGGCGACATCGGAGGAGAGGGAGATCCTACACAATTGGCAATCGTGCGGACAAGAACATTTAGCCGCAGAAAAATTCTAATGGTATCAACTCCAACAATTTTCGGACGTTCAAGAATCCAAGCGGCTTACAACGACAGCGATATGAGACGGTTCCATGTTCCATGTCCTCACTGCTCTAAGTTCCAAGCGCTCGAATGGGAGCGAGTAAAATTCGACGCGAACAAACCAGACACGGCGCATTATGTTTGTAATGGCTGCGGCGAAAAAATTTACAACCACGAAAAAGAATTTATGCTCCCTCGCGGAAAGTGGGTTGCAGAAAATTCAAATTCAAAAATAGCCGGATTCCATATTTCTAGTCTTTACTCTCCAGTCGGTTGGTATAGTTGGGCGAATGCAGCGCAAGATTTTATCAACGCAAAACACGATGTAAAACTTTTAAAAGTTTTTGTGAATACTGTTCTTGGCGAATGCTGGGAGGAGAAGGGCGACGCGCCGGAATGGGAAAAATTATATTTCCGTAGAGAAAAATACGAGCGCAATATTATTCCAATGCGCGGCTTGTTCTTAACCGCTGGAGTCGATATTCAGAAAGACCGGATTGAGTGCGAGATCGTCGCGTGGGGCAGAGGTAAAGAGTCATGGTCTATCGACTATCGTGTCTTTCCTGGCGATACTTCCAATCCAACAAACGAGCCATTTAAACGATTAGACTCATTACTCAATGAATCGTTCCAACACGAGAGCGGAGTCAATTTGCAAATACGCGGGCTCTGTGTGGATACTGGATATAATGCGCAAGTAGTTTACAACTGGGTTCGTAAATATCCAATCTCTAGAGTCCAAGCTATTAAAGGACAAGATTCAATCGCGGCAATGGTTGGAATAGCAAAGCCTGTCGATATAGTAGAGACAGGCAGCAACAGAAAAATCTATCGAGGAGTAAAAGTATTTTCCCTCGGAGTCGGAATTATAAAATCAGAATTATACGCTTGGCTAAAACAAACTCCTCCAGAGCCTAACCAATCTTATCCAGCGGGTTACTGCCATTATCCAGAATCTTATGAGGAGGAATATTTTAAACAACTCACGGCTGAAACACTCGTCCAACGCGGTCGCCGTTTTGAATGGAAAAAAGGACGCGAACGAAACGAGGCGTTAGACTGTAGAGTATACGCACGCGCAGCCGCAGCCATTCTCGGAATCGACCGATTCAACGACAACCACTGGGAGCAAATCGAGTCCATGATCCTCAATACAAAACAATCCTCCCCTCCTCCTCCGCCTCCTCGCAAAAAACAATTGTCGTCAGGGGTTACGTTGTAAAAAAACCCTTGACAACAATTCGCAGTTTTGTCTAGTCGATTCCGAAATGGCAGCCTGGACACTCGCAACCGCACAAGAACATTTAGCCGCATGGATGCAAGCGGAATTAGCCCTTGCATCGGCGCAAGAATACTCGATAAATACCGGAGGCTCGGCGCGCTCATTGAAACGGGCTGACCTCGGAATGGTTGCGAATCAAATCAAATTCTGGAAAAAAGAAGTCGAAAAACTTTCCAGCGAAAAACCAGCAAACGGAAAATTCCGTTTTGGCGCTCCAATAGATAACTACTAATTATGAATTTACTAGATAAAATTATAGGCTATATAGATCCAGTCAGAGGATTAAAACGACAAACAGCGCGCACTCTTGCACTTACCGGAGGTGGAGCATACACAGGGTCGAGCCAAACCAAACGCAGTCTTAAAAATTGGCATACATCGAGCAACGAAGCCGACGCGGAAATTCTTCCAGATTTAGCAATTCTTAGAGAACGCACTAGAGATTTATACAAAAACAATTTAGTCGCAGGCGGAGCGATTGAGACAAATTTAACAAACATCATTGGACCTGGTTTAAAATTACAATCAAATATCGACAACGAATACCTGGGATTAACCGACGAGCAAGCGGAGGAATGGGAATCGAAAACCGAGAGAGAATTCCGTATTTGGTGCGAGTCCAAAGAATGCGACGCGGCGAGAACGCTCAATTTTTACGAGCAACAAGAGCTTGCCTTTCTATCCGAACTAATATCTGGAGAGGTTTTTTGCCTCCTCCCAATAATCAAACGCCCTAATGTAATATACGATTTACGTGTTCAACTCGTCGAGGCTGACAGAGTTTGCAATCCTAATGATATGTTTGACAGTGACAGAGTAGCCGGAGGAATCGAGATTGGAACGTATGGCGAGCCTATCGCCTACCATATCCAAGTCAATCCAATCGGATTATACAACTACACAAAAAAATGGCAGCGGGTAACGGCATACGGCAACAAATCAGGACGCTCCAACGTAATACATTTATTTCGAAAACAACGCCCTGGACAACGCAGAGGAGTATCAATATTAGCTCCTGTTATCGAGCCATTGAGACAACTCGGACGTTACACAGACGCGGAATTAATGGCCGCTGTCGTTAGTTCAATGTTTACCGTATTTGTCAAAAACGACAACGGAGTGGTTCCAGAAACCGGACTCCTCGGAGACCTAAACACAGGCGGCAGCGCAAAACAACAAATTGAGCGAGCGATGGATTTGAATTTAGCGCCAGGCGCAATCATGGCATTAGAGCCAAACGAATCTGTTGAGGTTGCAAATCCTGGTAGACCTAACTCTCAATTCGATCCGTTTACAATTGCAATTTTGCGACAAGTCGGAATGCGTTTAGAATTACCATATGAAATTTTAGTAAAACATTTTCAATCTTCATATTCCGCAGCTAGAGGCGCAATCCTCGAAGCTTGGAAAATGTTCAAAACTCGCAGACAAAAATTTGCTCTTAGATTCTGCCAACCAATATATTTAGAGTGGCTAACAGAGGCAGTCGCAAAAGGAATAATTATCGCTCCAAAATTTCTAGAGGACGAGCGCGCGCGATTCGCTTGGGCTGGCGCTGAATGGGTTGGTCCGGCGCAAGGTCAAATCGATCCAACAAAAGAAACCACAGCCGCAGAATTAAGAGTATCCTCCGGATTCTCCACACGCGCACAGGAAGCCGCAGCGATGGGCAACGATTTCCAACGCGTTATACGCAAGCGCAAAGCTGAGGAAATTCTCATGCGTGAGGCGCAAATCGGTATTACCCCAAATCCAAATCCAGAGCCAACACAAACTACTAATCAGGATACAAACCAATGAAAATTTTACCAAACGGGAAAAACGTTTTACAATCTCTCTCAAATCCTTGGTTAATTACCAAAGATAAATTTACGGAATTACTCAGATTAGCCGCAGAGCCTAGCGAAACAATCAATAAAATCAATGCTTTTATGCAAAGCAAACCGCAACAAAATAAAATGGACGGGTTGCAAATCGTTGATAATATTGCAGTGATTGGAGCGGTTGGAGTATTGACTCGTTACGATTCCTGCGCCTCCGAAATGATGGGCGGCACTTCTTACGATACATTATCCGCAGCGTTAGAGCTCGCAATCAACGAGCCAAGCATTCAAGGAATTATTCTCGATGTAAATTCTCCAGGCGGCGAGGTTGACGGATTATCAGAATTAGCCGACAACGTAAACGCAGCGAGCAAAATTAAACCAATCGTTTCCTACGTTTCCGGCACTGGAGCAAGCGCCGCCTATTGGCTCGCAGCCTCTACCGGAAAAATCGTCGCAAACAAAACGGCGCTCGTTGGCTCGATTGGAACTGTTGCGACATACACCGATTATTCAAAACAAAATGAGATGGAAGGAATTCAAGAGATTGAATTTGTATCGAGCGTATCTCCAAACAAACGTCCAGATCTAAACACTCCAGAGGGCAAGGCTGAAATCCAAAAAAATATTGACGCTCTAGGAAAAATTTTCGTTGACACAATTTCGCAATACCGGAAAACGAGTGCCGATGTCGTGGAGAGCGAATTCGGAAAGGGCGGAGTTTTGATTGCTAACGATGCGTATAGTGTCGGCATGATTGACAAAGTCGGAAATTTCGAGGACGCGGTTGCAATGCTTGAAAAACAAATTGCAAAAACAAATTCTCCAGAAAAAAAACTGAATACTATAATCACACAAGGACTAAACGAAGACATGGAACTGAGTGCAGAGGAAAAATTAAAACTACAACAAGAGGCTGCGGCTAATGAACGAAAACGCATTACAGCGATTGACGCTCTCAGAATCCACGGCGAAGAGGATCTAATTAGCGCGGCTATTTTAGACGAGTCGATGACTGCTGAAAAAGTCTCAATGCAAATTTTAGAGCGCAAAACTTTAAAACAAAAAGCAGCGTTAGACGCGAGAGAGCTAGACGCTAAAGAAATACCGGCAGTAAAAAACGCAACCAGCGAAGACCACTCCAACGAGTTCGACGCTATGGTCGATCAAATGGCAGCAATCGCAAATAAAAATCCTAGGAGGATATAATGGCAAATTTAAACACAACAGAGACGAACTCTATACAAACTCTTGTAATTGGAGAGGACTATTACCGCAATAAAGTAACTGTCCTAAGCGGACAAGGATCATTAGCCGCAGGAACAGTATTAGGCAAAATTAAAGTTGCCTTACATGGCACTCCTTCCACCTACTCCGGCACTGGAAACGGCGCAATGTCGGGACACGCAATAGGCAAAGATGCAAAAATCGGAAATTATATTGTGCGTTGCATTACCGCAGCGACTAACGGCGGAGTATTTGCAGTATATACTCCAACAGGAGAGAGACTAACAGACGCGACAGTTGGAACTGCCTACTCTACAACTCACATCGGATTTACAATTGCAGATGGCGGAACTGATTTTATCGTTGGGGATACATTCACAGTAACCACAATCGCAGGCTCCTGCAAATACAAAAAAGTAAATTCTGAAAACACTGATTCGAGCGCATACCCTGACGTTATCCTCTTAGAGGACACAGACGCAACAAACGCGGATGCAAATGGAGTCGCAGCATTTTCCGGCGTGTTTAACGAGGACTCTTTAGTTTTCGGCGGAACGGATACCAAAGCAACTCATCGCGAATCACTCAGAAACAAAAATATCTTTTTGGAGACAATACAATAAAATGAGAAATACATTAAAATTTTTAATCCTCGCAATTATTACTTTTGTAGCGAGCTCGGTTTACGCGTATTCGCCGGAGTTATTTGCTAACCTCTTCGGAATCGCAGGCGGCGGAATTATGCTCGGCACTATTAGTGCGTTCGACACTCGCACGATGATTGCAGCACTGGAAAAAATGTTTCCTCCTCGCACTTTTTTAAGAGATTTATTTTTTAAAGAAGAGCAAGTCTTTGATACAAAAGTTGTCCAATTGGACATCTATAAAGGCAATCGCAAAATTGCTCCGTATGTATCGAGGAGAAATCCTGGTCAAGTAGTTGGTCACGATTCCTATAAAACAAATTCTTTTGAGCCGCCTTATGTAAAACCAAAAATGGTTTTAGAGCCTAGTCAAATGTATACTCGTTCAATCGGCGAAAACATTTACACCGCAAAATCTCCAGCACAAAGAATGATGGAATATGCAAGTAAATGTTTGGTAAAACTTGACAACATGATTACACGCAGAGAAGAGCAACAAGCGAGCGAAGCGTTGTTTACTGGAAAAATTGTTTTGGAAAACGGCGATATTGATTTCGCACTTGACGCATCTCATAATCTAACGTTAAGCGGGACAGACTTATGGACTCATGCGGATAGCGATATTTATGCGCAACTAGAAACATGGTCGGATTTGATTTTGAAAGATTCTGGATATTTACCAGATACGTTAATCATCTCCTCAACCGCAGCGGCTGCGATGATGAACAATACAAAGTTCAAAGCAAAATTAGATTTGCTTAAATTAAACATTGGAACAATTGAGCCAAAAACTTTCCCGAACGGTGTAAAATTCTACGGAACAATTACCGGACTTGGAATCGACATTTGGGGATACTCAGAAACATATCTAGACACCGACGGAGTCACGAATAGAAAAATGGTTCCAGATAACAAAGTGCTATTAGCCTCTAGTCAAATGCGAGGAGTTAAACTCTACGGAGCAATCGAACACAAAGACGCGCTCATTGGTTTAAAAAGATTTCCCTACTCCTGGACAGAGGAAGATCCTAGCGCGATGATGTTGCAAGTTCATAGTGCGCCGTTAATGAATCCGGTAGACGTTGACGCCTTTATTGTTGCGGATGTAATCTAACAATGGCAGCTGGCAAAAATAAAAACGGTAGAGACGCGATTAATCGCGTCTTAGATCCGATTGAGGATAACAACGAACAGCCAACAGAAATCTATCTAGCACAAAAAACAATCCAACATAGTGGAAAAGTTTTCAAAGCTGGAGACGTTGTCGAGGTTGGAAGTGAGGATTTACAACGACTAATCAAATTAGGCGCTGTAAAATTACAGGACGATGGATTTCCTCGACTCAATTGATTCCGATTTTTCGGCGATTATAGCTGGAGAATTTTCAGAGCCTTGCACAATTACGCAGGGCTTAAACGCTCCAATTTCGGCGCGTGGAATTTTTGACGAGAACTATCTAGAGATTGATCCGGACACTCAGACAGAGGTAATGTCTAAGAATCCAAGAATACAAATTTATCAAAAAATTTTGGGAATAGAAATTAAACAGGGAGACACAATCACAGTGAGAGGCAAAACCTATACAGCGCATAAACCTCAACCGGATGGTCAAGGCTCCATATTAGTGAGGTTGCATAATGCTGCCTAATTCCCACCAAAGAAAACAAATTCGCGACGTAGTCAAATCGGTATTAACCGACGAAACCGCAGCCGAAAAAAATGTTTTTGTGAATCAGTATTTATCATTACCACAGGATCAACTCCCAGCGATTTGTATTTACACAGGTAAAGAGCAAAGCGATATTTTTAATAATCAAATGTTAAAGCGCACTTTAACATTATCAGTAGAAATACATACGAGCAAAAGAACACAAGACGGAATGGTAGAAGAGTTAGAATTAATAGCCGCAGAATGCGAGCAAGCTCTCAATCAACATGAGGATTTAGACGGGAATTGTGACCAATTGACATTAATTTCCACGGATATTGCAGTAAAAAACGACGGGGATGAACTAATCGGAGCGGCTTTAATGTCGTATAACGTTGTATATTATACATCGACCGCAGTTGATACTCCCGACATTGCACTAGAACAAACAGATTTATATTACGAAAACGATACTGAGGGTAAAGTTGTTTTACCTCAATAGGAGATTTAAAAAAAATGCCATTTATAAAAATTAAACCAGCGATTCCGACAAATATTGTCAGACATCCAAACAATATGCGACAACTCAAACCAGAGGGCGAAGAGGTTGACCATAATTCGTATTGGGAGAGACGCCTAAAAGACGGCGATGTTGTATTATTAGACGACGTAGGGACGCGCGGCAGCACGTCCTCAATAAATACAGGCACGTCGTCTACTGATACGACAAGCGATACATCGACCGATACCGTAAAGACGCACGGCCGTGCGTCTCTACAAGACAATGCAAAATCTAAAAATAAAACCGAGGATAACAACTAATGAACTTTAATTCAATCCCTAGCAATATTCGCGTTCCATGGACATATATCGAGTTTGACAACTCGAATGCATCCTCCGGCGCGGCAACACTCACGCACAAAATGCTTATCCTCGGACAAAAATTGTCCAGCGGAACGGCAATCGCAAACGAGATCGTCAGAGTGACAAGCGTCGCAGAGGCTAAAACGCTATTTGGCGCTGGCTCAATGCTCGCACTTATGGCGGATACTCTATTCAAAAATAACTCTTTTACAGAGGCATATTTTTGCCCACAGGATGAGCCAGGGGCAGGCGTTGCGGCGAGCGGAACAATCACATATACCGCAACAGACGCACTTGCTGGAACAATTTATTTGTATATCGGCGGGAAACAAATTACCGCAGGCGTTACGGCAGCGATGACGGCGACACAAGTTGCAACAGCGGTCAAGGACGCAATCAACGCAGATACAGATTTACCTGTAACCGCAGCCAATACCGCCGGAGTCGTAACGATTACATGTAAATGGAAGGGGCTAACGGGTAACAAAATAAATATCCGCCACAATTATAACCGTGGCGAATCTCTACCAAGCGGAGTTGGAGCGACTATCGTTGCAATGGCATCCGGCACGGCAGCGCCAACTCTCACAGCGGCAATTGCGGCAATGGGAGACACGCATTATACAGAGGTTTGTCTACCATACAACGACGCAACATCGACCACAGCAATAACAACCGAAGGCGATCTTCGATGGGGTCCATTAGTGCAGAAAGAATTTTTTGCGTATGCTGCGGAGGATGACACTCTCGGAAATTTAGGGACGTTAGGCAATAGCCTAAA